CAAGAACGAATCCGATGTCCTGGGGACATAGGCCATAACAAGCACATTTCACTGAAGTGGTCCATTTGAGATATTCCATCATCTGCATGTCTTGATTGGTTTGAACACGCATCGGAATGAACTGCATCTTATCAGACCCAGCCGCAAATACAATCTTATGTGCTCCGCCACGGCCAAGAACTTCATTTTCCCATAATTTCTGGAAAAGAGCACGCTGGTCTTCGGTAACGTTTTCACCAAGATTTAAAACACCAGGAGGCACATTAGAATGCTTAAAATAATCAATGTTGTATTCATCGGCATATAAACTGGCGGTAATAATATAGGCGGCAACTTCGAGAGGGGATAAACCATAACCAGTATGCTGTGGATTCTGGGTGATGTAGAGAAGTTCATCATTGGCAAATTCAGCACGGAGAACACCTTTATCTTCCCAGGCATATCCAGGTTCTGGAGATTCAGGGGCAGTTCCGTCTTCATTCCGATAAAGTTTGACTTCTTGCCCAGGAATGGTATATAGTTCTGCAATGTCCCCATGGTAATTATAATTCTTAACAAGAGCACCTGCATCGAAAATAAGAATGTCTTCCAGCAATAACTCAAGCAGCACTCGAAAAGAGGAATCGGTGTTACTTGGATGGTCAAAAAGATTCTTTACAGTATATTTATGGGACTCGGCCACATCACGAACTTTGCGTACCATAATTTTAAAAACCCAGCGAATGCGGTCACGCTTATCACTATCCTTAAGGCTACTGTCTTCTAAAACAGTGTCAATCTTATGCTGAACTTCTTCCTGAGTATCCTTTGTGAGAATGGTGGATTCAAAATTTGGCTTATCAAATCCATACGGATTAATATAGGCAATTACAAGATTTTCCCATCGGTCCAACTCAGCCTCAACAGAATCAGTGTCAGGAACTATATCCCAAGATACATTACTGATGTATCCTTTAAGAGTCCGACGAATGGCCCAAGAAATAGGGTCAGAATTTGCCAGTTTCTTAAGGGTTTCACTGTTTAAAACAAACTGCTTTTGTTGTTTTTTATTTAAAACTGTGTTGTTAAAAGCAAATAGACCTTTACGAGGCGCAGGAACGCCACGTTCTGCTGTAACTCTAAAGGCTTTATTTATATTGTTCGATAAATCTTTGAAAAAGTTATTAGCCATTGGTTTCTCTCTTTGTTAATGCGAAATTTACAATGCGAAGGCAGATTGCCGTTTGTCCGTATGCCGTCTATCTTGATAAAAATTGTTAAGTGACTTTTTAATTTTACATTTGCAACAAATACGACACGCACTAGTGGTTATTTTTCGTGGCATTTTAAAATGGCCTCTACGAGAGCAAGAATAATCTTATGCTCAAGCTTTTCTATTTGAGCTGAATATACGGCCTGAGCTTTCTTGTCAGTTACGTGTTTGGTAATAATATTATCTGCTAAAGATAAAAGTTCATTTAGCCGAATGTGAAGAATCTCGTGACAAATAGTACTATCCACTTCAGCAGGTTCTTTTTTTAATATGCGTTTGTTAAGAAACATGGCAGCTGACCTAGTTTCTTCGTCGGTTCTTACATAGCCATAGACGTTATAGTCTACTGAGCCACGTTTTTTATTGCCTACAGTTAGGCGTATTGAGTAATCGCTAACTCCCAAAAGTTTTGCAAATTGCACTAATTTAAGTTCTAGCTGCTTATTAAAATCGCATTCCATGGTTAGATACCCGACGATACTTCGTGTCATTTCGCTTTCTAGCGTTTCTACGCTGAAGATTCAGATTGAATTTCTTTAATGCAAAATGAAAATCTAAAACGTCATCCCAAGAAATAGCGGGTTGTCCCGTGGCTATTTTTTCAGCGATTTCATTAAGTTCTTTAGGGTATCTGGGTTTTTCAAAGTAATTAGTCATGGGAAAGATACAGCAAAAACAGATTTTTATAAAACACTACGAATTGGCGTTAGGACCAGCCTGATAAAAGGGTGCCACATTTGGCGAGTCGCTGCATATTCCCATGCCTGCAGGCGGTGTAATTTTACTAGAATTGGTAGGCTGTTTGTGTTTCTGCCCATACACAGTATGGTGAAGTTTTTTTCCAGCCAAATCTTCCCGTACCAGTTCTGAACCTACCACAGGAGTTGCAGAAACTTCTTTAGATAATACAGCGACCTGGCCACATAAATCTCTCAATTTCTCTAAGAGTCTAAGACGAGCAATCTTATCCATGACCCAGACCCTTAAGAATCTGAAGCACTGTCCAAGTTATTGCCGCTAGAGCTGTGGCAACTTTTACCACTGCTGTCAAAAAATCGGATACTCCTGCAGCTTTTACAAATTTAGTTTCAATAGGAGTAAGCCTAGATTCAATGCGGTCATGTTGCTGTTTATTATCAGAGTTAAAAGCATCAAGAGTATCTTTAATCTCAGTTAAAGCAGTCGGAAGATGATTGGTTACTTGGGCTTTAATGGAAGAAACATCGGCTTTCAAATTCGATACTTCAGCTTTCACAGCGTTTACATCATCATACAATTCTTTGTATCCCATGAAATTTTCCTTTATCTTAAATTATTTAACAGATATTTATTTGCTTCTAAAACCGATGCCCAGTTATTGAATTTGTAAACTTGATTATCGATGGCTAAATCATACCTAGGTTTATTACAAAGTATATTGCTATAAGGAATTTTATTTTTTTGAAGCCAAACTTCTGTGGCAGGACCAAGACTAGCATCTCGACTGGTGTAAATCATAATCTGGTGGCCTAAAGATATAATCTTATCAATAGAGTCTTTTGCATATGGAAGTAAAGTGCATTTGTCTACCGCAGAGAGAGCCATGTAATTCGGAATTGGTGTGCAAACTATATTGTCTAATTCGATGGCGATAATCATTTTTTAATGGTTCGTTTTACAAAGGCTTTAAGTAATCCTGAGGCTACCAACTCGTCATTATAAGAAGTATCTTTTTCTGGAAAATACAAAAAGGCCAGATAAACACCAGATTTTTCAGATTTCAAAGATTTAAGAGTTATTTCTTTATTATAAAGTGCCTCAGTTAAAGTTTTCTTTACAAGCATGGCTTTTTCTTTACTCTGATTGCTACGAAATTCAGAAAAATCAATTCCTGCTAATCGGAATTCTTGATTTTTAATTACGCCAAAACCCAAGTCAACGGCAATAGTAAGGCATTCTTCATTAAGAACTTCCGTGACAAGAGCTAAATATTTATGCATTAATTTAATCCTTTTTAACTTTATTTATTGCGGCTTGTGCGTCAATTAGACCCACGCCACAATCATCTGCGGTATATGGAAGTTTTTTGGCAGTGGATTTGATAGTCTGCTTAACCAATTCGCAACGGTCAGATTGTGAAGAGGACCACTCAGCAGCTTCTAAAATTAAGGCACATATGCCCGCCACGATGGGTGTTGCCATGGACGTACCACTCATTCGCTGATATTGTGTTCCATTGGCAAATAAAATAGTACAGTAATCTTTGCGAGTATCAAAACTTTTTACGGATGTGACACCATTTTCGTAAAAACAGTGGCTCATCATGGTAGTGCCGCCACCTGGAGCTGCGATGTCAGGCTTAGTTAAATTTTGTCCGTTAAAAATAACGGGGCCACGAGAACTATAATCAGTTACTTTATTTTGCTGGTCAACCGCTGCAACAGTAATAACTTTTGCTGCACAACTCGGAGAACCGATTGTATTCTTGCGAGGTCCTTCATTGCCAGCAGCAACAACAACCACAATACCTTCAGAAGCAAGAGCATCGGCTTCACGAGAAACTGCATCATCTGGAGTTCCTTCTCCGCCAAGACTCATTGAAATAATGTCGGCTCCTTGGTCAGCAGCCCAGGACATACCACGAATTACAGAGTCATTAGAGCCATGCCCATCGTTATTTAAAACTCTAGCATCTATAAGAGCAACTTTTGGAGCCATTCCTTGGTATACCTGGCCTCCACCAGCGATAGCTCCAGCACACCAAGTACCATGGCCAACGCCATCTAATTTAGGGACTTTAGGAGATTTGGGTTTGCTCCAAAACCATCTTCCAGAATAATCGGGATTAGAAAAATCCTGTCGAGCTATAACTTTTCCAGCAAGGTCGGGATGTTTATCATTAATACCAGTGTCTACGACGGCTACTTTGATTCCTTTTCCTGTATAGGATGTAGTAGATTTTACGATAGAAACTTGTGTTTGAATAGCTGCTTTATTTAAATAGGCGGTTACGGCTTTGACAGGTTCAATATCTACGCCAAGTGTGGTCTTCAGCCAGTCAATTTGTTCAGGTGTGAGAGCTGCCTTAAATTCAACAACAACAGCATTCAAACGACGATGCATTTGTAAAATGCGACCACCGAGTTTTATAATCTCTAGCCATTTGAGTCCAGAACGATGTAACACAAGAATTGCAGTTAAAATAGTAAGCCAACCAAGCAACGGATGGTCATAAAAAACGGTCCTAAAAATTTTTCCCTCTTTCAGATATAAAAAATATCTGGGAAGTTCGGGTGTATCAAATTTTATGCTAGAAATTTGTAAACTCATTGGTTGTTACCTTTCGAACCTTGCATGATGCCTTGGGCTGCTCCACGAGATATTGCCTCGGCAAGCAGCAATAAAAACGCCTGCTTTTGTTCTGGGGTCATGTCGGCAAGGTAATTTCCGATTAGTGGAATGAATCTAATCAGTTCATTTTCAATAGTACCCGTTATTTTTCCTATGTCAAGAGCCATATTTTCCTTTGGAATAGATACAGGGGGATTTATTCTGGGCAATCTATCCCCCTGGGGCTTCAATAGTTATTTCTTTTCTTCAGGTTCTTTTTTGATGTCATCTTTTACTGGGTCGCATTTATTAGCATTTTGCTTAGCATAGGCAGTTCGTTCAGAAGGAGAAGCAACGGCCAAAGCATCATCAAAACTATCTTTCTTAACGTCTGTAGTTTTTGTTGCTTTTGCAGTCTGTTCAGCAGCAATTTCCTGCCAAGCGGATTTTGCAACGGCAATGATTTCTTCGTCACTTAAATCCGTGAGTTCTTTAAGAGTTTCCACAACACCCTTAATGAATTCATCAGGAGCTTCAGTCGGCAATTGGACATCTGTAGCTTTTACTGTTTCATCAGGCCTAAGGGCACCTGTTACTTTTTCAGTATCATCTTCAGCACTGCCAACACTTTTGGTTGTGCCATCAGCATCTACGTGGGCTTCACCGTCTGGATTCGGATTTGGAGTTGCAGTTTTTGGCTGTTTTGGCTTTTTAGGATGCAAAATAGCAGCACTTGCTAAATCGCCACCAAGTACACCTGCGCCTACACCAGCCGCTTCTGTTAATAAAGGAACAACAACACTTGAAATGACACCTTTTTCAGTAGCATCAGTCTCAGCTGAAACTTTTGGTTTTGGGCGAACTACGACAGCTTTCAAAAGTTCAACATTAACCTGATTTACGTGTTCAAAACGACCATCTGACCACTTCACCATCAAGCCAGTCTGGCCATTTTTAGTGCTGTATACTTTGAGAACCTGACCGACAACTTTGCGACCACCAGCCACAGTTTTAACAACAATATCTTGAATCTTAATGGACTCTGGATAATTGGCATGTTCAGTAATGCGACCTACTTTGTCCTCTTCATAAAACTCGTTCTTGAATTTCTTATTGTCAACGTCAGCCCATTCCTCTTTGGTTTTGTCACCGTAAGGTTTCGGGTCTGGTTTGTCCGTTGCTGCTGGAACAGTTGATTCTTTTTTATCAGTAAGATTTGTGTCCACTTTAACGGGGGCCACGGGTTGTGCGTCAGCTGCTTGGGCAGATTGACGTTCAGCCACATCAGACTTAGCTTCATAACCACCTGCTTTTCCACGGTCTTGCGGAGGAACGCCTTCAGTTTTCAGGTCTGTTGACGGTGCTTTTGGAAGCACAGGACTAGAGCCTGATTTACGAATTTCGTCTCCTGTAGTATGAGTCAAAGTCTTATTAACGCATTTCTTGGCATCGAGCAGTTTGTTGAGTGATTCGTTAACCAATTTTTCTTCTGCATTGGTTAAGGGGATGCAATTCCTTCGCTTTTCAATGATTGCTTCGAGGCTTTTGCTAAAATCTAAATTTTCCATTTTTATTCATATCCTTTTCGTTTTTATTTTATTTTATTTTTTAGGCTTAGTTTTTAAACTAGGCTTCTTTGTATCAAATTTATTTCCTAAAGGTTTAATTATTTGTGCAGGTTTTTTTGCATGTCTTGCAGCTTCTACAATCTCTTTAGCTTCTTTCTCGCCCTCGGAAAGTTTTTTTCCCGTATCTAACCAAAGTTTAAGGCGTGCCAGTTTCACTTCATTTTTCATGCTGGCAATTTCTGCAGCTTTAAAACTGTTTTCTAAAGCGGCTTTTAAATGCGTGATGCCGAGTTTACCAGCCTGTATCATTGGAATCGGTTTGCCTTTTAAATGACTAAGAATCATAATACCAGCTACAGCACCAAATGTGGCTAGTCCAATATCAGCAATTGCTTCACCAGCAACACGAGCTACTCGATTTCCAGTATGCCGTGCGGCTTTAACAGCAATATTTGCAACTGTTCTATGAAGTCCTGATTTATCTTCTCTAGATTTGCCTTTTCCAGATATTTCCCAGCGTTCTCGTGCGGCTTCTGCATGTCCTTCTGGGTCACCATGCCAGCCACGATTGCCTCCGCCAAAGCCAAAGAATCCTTTGGAAATATCCTGTGCAGAATCAGCTTTATCATAGAAGTCTGTTGCGGGTTCTGTAAGTTCTCTTTCAGCGGTACCGTCTCCAACCCGTTTGGGTCCATACGGTTTTTTACGCTGACGTTGCGGGTCAGTAGCAATTGAAGGGTCTTCGATTTTAGGAACTTCTTGAATGTTTTTAGAATCTATTGCTGACTCTTCTATTGTACCACCATTTAGGATATTTAGCAATGAAGAAATTTTTTCTTTTAACGGCTGAATAATGCCTCTCATTTCATCATCACTCAGAAGTTGCTGGTCACGAGCCAAGGCTTCCAATTCTTGAATAGCTCCATGTAAACCAACCAAATTTTCATCTATAGATTGCATCTGGTCGATAGATTCTTTGGTATTGGGTTGAGCATCCATTTCGGTTGGAATACCACGGTATACTTTTGCCAACTCCTGCACTTTATCTAAAACTTCTTGTTTAGTCAGCATAGGCTTTGCATTTTTTAAGACCCGTTTTTTAGCAGTTTCCACACCCGCCTTATAAAGCAAATCTTTTCCTGCTTTGATATGGTCGTCAGCAATTTGCTGAATAATAGCGTCAGAAAGCGTGGGATGCTCAGCATGTTCGCCTGCAATCATAGCCCCACGGTCAATTTCTTTTTCAACTTTCATAATGTCGCCAGTTTCCATGTCCTTATTTGTTTCCAATCTTACGGCCTCAGGTATTCCTCCAGGAGTATTTATATTGTACATTTTACGCCATTCACCGAGTGTGTGTGAAGTAGACTTGTTATGAAATAACGCAGCAGTTGTTACCCGCACGTCATCAGGAAACGTTTTGTTACGGATAAGGGATTTTAAACCATGCTCGTAATTGTCAGAAATATTTTCCTTAGCGGCTTCTGCTTCCGTGGACCAATCCCATAATGTAAGACTTGGTGCCTTATCGGCGTGCACGGAATAGGACATACGTAACCAATCTTTGTCCAATTTTCCAGGAAGATTATGCACTTCCTGTACATGATTTAAAATAACTTCGTGGTGTGTGTCTAAATCTCCGATGGCAAATTTTCCACTCCTGGGATTATAAACCATGTTGATTTGTTTATACGGAGATTTTCCGTGAATGGCTTCCATGGACTCTTGAAGAGTATCATGGCTAAATCCTTCGTCTGCCAGTTTCGGCATCCAACTATGAGGACCTTCTTTTACCGCCTGCCGTAGTCCTGAAACGTATTTTGCTTGGTTAATCGTGGATTCGTTAACGGGAATATCTACACCCATAGTACGGTCGTAAATAGCCAACTGATTGTGCTTTTGAGCATCGGTCAATGCAGCGAATCTGTCGTGATGTGGCAGTGACACATCCAGATGAACTTTTCCAGTTTCAGTGTTGTGCCAAGTTCCCAAATGATGATTCGGCTGTGAAAGTAATTCTTTGTTATCTCTGATGTAATTATCAATGTTGGCTGGCGTGAGATGCTTAACAGAAAGAATGCGTTCATTTGCTTTGTACGGGGAAAACATATATCGAGCTTCAGGAACTTTGCCCGCCAAAGAAACTGTATGTCCGCCATTTGCCAATGTTGCTTCGTATGCTTCAGTGGCTACTTTGCTAGCAGGAAACTTACCCATAGCGTATCTTGCAGCGTTTGCAATGGATGCCCGTATTGCAGGATTTCGTAAAGCGATTGCCCCGCCTGCGAGAATGGCACTACCTGCCACAACAGCGATTGCATTTCTAAGATGATTGTGCAAGGCCTCTTTAGATTTAGAGCCTTCTAGTCCTGTGTTACTTCCACGGGCGGCTTCAGCATGACGTTCTGGTTCAAAAAACCAGGCTTTTGCCATGGACTTTGCCATGTCGTTAATTAGCATTCCCTTTTTAACCGTTGCCCGCCATTTGCCAAGAGTCTGCATTCCACCATAATGCACTCCTGTGTCCATAAATTCAGCCTTCAGACTATCAGGAAATTCTTTTTTATGATTTAAAATAGATTTCATTGTTGCAAGAAAAGAACTGCGAGAGAACAAGTCACTGTTATTCCAACTGTGCAAATGCAGCGAGTCTTCAGTATCAAACTGAGGCATGGTGCCTTTTTTACCAACATCGTAACGCATACGAGACCATTGCTCATCAAGAATGGCATCTTTAGGAATTTGCCCATTGGCAACAGCCTGATTAAATATTTCTTCGTGCTCTACACCCCACGGGCCAAGTACAAAATTTCCATTATGGGGATTGTAAAGAATGCGTACTCCCATTTTTCTATCGGCATTTGCTCCGTGTGTTACCACATCTTTTAGAACATCGTGACTTAAGCCTGAGTCTCTAAAAACAGGATTCCAAAGGATTTTTTTATTGGCTTCCCAATCAAAATCCTTGACATCACCAAATTGATGCGTGGCTTCTTCTGCAAGTTCTTTTCGGCCAGCAGCAGTGGCAAGAGGAGCTTCTTCAACAGCACTAATACCAGTTGAAACTTCCTTGGTTGCTACTTTTGCAGGAGTCGTTAATAGATGTGCATTCTGAGAATGTTTTACGCCAGTCAAACTTTCGAGTGCTGGTTCTACTTCAGAATGTACTGCGTTTCCAGACATCCAAGCATATCGGTTTCCAGCTGCATCTTGTGTAGCTCTGATTTTTGGCTCACCAGAAAGAGCCTTTGGATACTTCTCGTTATGCTCACGTACCAGGTCATTAATTTCTTTGTGACCAGGATTCTTGTAAATCAGAACTTCTTTATTCGGATGAACCTTCAAATGCAAGGTTGCTGTTTCAATAGGGTGACCAAATTCTGGGTGAAGCCCATGGTCTTTAGCATATTCAGAAGCTACGTAATCGCCAGTTATACCTTTGTTACCTTTTAGATAATGAAACTTTTCCTGATACGAGTACGATGCAGGTTGTGCTAGCACAACAGGAACTTCTGCAAGGCCTACTTTTTTCGCAGCCATTGCACGGTGAATGCCTTCCTGTGAAAATCCATTGGTGTAGTCAAGGGCCAATGCTTCCGCTTTAGAACCTTGCTTAAACATTTTGGTATATTTATTTACTAGTGGCGTGCTATATTTGTTTGTCCGTGAGGCAAGCAATGCCTCTTTTGACATGTTAAAACCCTTTGCAGCACGATTAAGATATTCATCGGGCGACATGTTCTCGTACTTGAATACTCGATTTTTTTCAAATTTTTGGTAAGGCAAATTTTTGAACTCATCAACATACATTGACGAGGCCTTGAAGCCCTTGGGCAACGCTTGCGCCCCATGTGGCATTGCAATTTCTTCAATGGTAGTCTTTGCTTTTGGCAACAGATTCAAGAATCGCTTGGTCTGTGTCTCGATAGCCTCTCGAACAACTGGATGCCGTAAAGCAATAATCCCTCCAGCCGCAACAGTTGCCAATGCAGCAACTTTCAGTGCAGTTTTTAAACCATGATGCAACTCAGTTTTGTCAGCCCCGTTGCGTCGTGCTGCCTCTGCATGCCGCTCAGCGTCAAAGAACCAAGACTTTGCCATATCCTGAGCAGCGACTTTTACATCAACACTGGCCATCTTTTTATGCTTAAAATATTCAATCTGCTGGAGACGATGAACAGCTCCTGCTCTGGACCCATATGTTCCCATATGTTTACCAGATTCAGCATGGACAGTCCATTTTCCATTTGACGATGTAATATATTTCTCTACGTCAGCCTTTGGGGCTTTGGTATCTAAACCACGTTCATCAGAAAGAACAACGGGAACTTCTGTATGACCAAGTTCTTTTAAAGCAACAAACCGATGGTGCCCATCGGTTATCATCTTTGCAGACTTTCCATCGTTGTCTACTTCAGAATAGACTAGCGGACGAATCTCGCCTGTTCGCTTAATCTCGTCTTTAATATGGTCAATCTTCCTACGGTTTAGTTCTCTATTGTAGGGATTGGGCAACAGTTCTGATACTTTACATTTTTCAGTCATAATATTTTTCTTTTAAATTAAACTACTGGAGGGGTCTGGCTAGTATCACCAGATAATGTAATACGCTGCTTATTGTCATCGTGCAATCCAGAAAGACATTCTGGATACGGATGGTCGGCAGGATTGGGTGTTACACCTTTGTAAGGGGGAGAAACCAAGTTATTGATAATAGCGACATTGGTTGCGGTAGGATTTTTAAATCGATTTAAAATTCCCATAAGATTTCGGAGTGCGTCTGTTTTGTTCATAAGGTTGTTTGCAACGTTCCTATCACGGCAGATTTTTCAACTTTGTCTTGCACGGTAGAAAACTGATACCCAGACCTGGATTGGTTACAAACGGGTGCAATCAAAAGAAGACCTGTTTTATCAGACCCGCTTATCTTACCAATCTTTACAGCCCCGTTAATGTTATAACGAACAACTTTACCCATAGCAAGCGGTGTAGGGGCAGCGGGTTTCGTAGTACCAAGCACTCGGTGAAAATCGTCATCTGAAATGGGTGTCCAGTTACCAGGTGTCCCCAAATATTTTTGTCCGATGGTAGTTACCTAACGCTTTCTAAAAATTTAGTCTATAAATACAAATCCCGCCAGAGTAAGAAGTATAAAATATTATGTTCTCTTAGCGGGTTGTTTGGTCTTATCCAAATGAAATTTAATAGCAGGTCCTTTAATGTACTCGGTTTCGGTTCGGCGCATACAATGACCACAATACTCAATGACAGTCTCGTGGCCATCCTTATCAATACGTATGGTTGTCTGCACAGCGTATGAAATATCATTGCACCAATCGCAAAACATGTTTAAGCCACCTTTTCACAAATAAATTTATTAGACTTTGAGCAATTATCGTGAGCTGATAGAATCTGTAAGTTCCAAGGGATATGAAGTCCAGAAACAGGTTTTCCACGTAACGGAATGATGTGGTCCACGTGGTGTAAAATTCCTGTTCGTTTAGAGATTGCTTGGCACTTATTATAGACGGCTGTGATGTCTTTTGCGTTTACCCAAGAGGGCATAGCAAAAATCTGCCGAGTCATGTAGTTCTGATACTGGGCACGGCAATAACCTGGATGTTTTGTTTGCCAACGTAGCGTTTTAGCACACGTTTGTTCAGGATGTGCTTTTTGATACTTGGCCTTGTCGGACTTAAACTTTTCTGGATTGCACTTCTGCCAATGGCGAACCCTAGTTGTGTGACAGAATTTACAATCTGACGATAATCCAGAGTTATTTCTTTTATCTGAATAAAAGGAACTCTCTGATAGAAACTGGTTACAAGATGAACAGTTCTTAAACTTTTTTGCCATAAAAGGTCAACTTGGCCTTCTCATCTTCATCAGGACGGCGAAAGTCGTCTTTGCTTGATGAGTGAGTGCCACCTGCTACGCCTGCGCTAAACTGTGACTTTGCATTTTTTACGCAAAGATTAACACAGCCTGCCACTGCATCGGCCACATCCTTGCTACCTTCTTTTCGTCCTTCGTCAAGTGAACGCCGATATGACAACTCTGGATGGTCAACTTTACCATTTGGCTTCCGTATTAGTTCTTCACATTCACGAATGAACACTGGATGATAATAAATGTCAAGCAATCCTTTGTAGATTTGCTCTTTCAATGTATCGTATGCTTCGGTATTTCGGTCAACCGACTGGACCTCTGATTGAATTCCTGATTTTATAAGTAGCTGTACGCTATCAACCGATTGCCAACCGTCATAGGTAACCATTTTGATATTGAATCCAACTTTTTTTAATCCTTGTATGAATTGTCGGATTTCATCGAATATGATTTCCTGTCCAGGTCTGGCTCGGACTTGCATCATAAAATCAATCACGGCGGCTGGTTGTTTCATTGTGCTGATGCTTGCCGCTGAGAAGCCTTCAGCTTTGGTTAATTCTCTTACATAATCCTCGCTAAGATTGATACTCTTGTTGCGAGTAAAATGGCCCATTGCGATACCCAAATAGTCACCTGACTCTTTGCCTTTGGCTAAGTCGATGTGCACATAATAGGGTTGGTTCTTAATGGGGCGAAAGAAATCTTTGAACTTCAGTTTTAAAAGTTCACAGGTCCAAATCGGGTCCCCTTCCACAGGAGAAACACGATTGAGATTGATGATGTCTCGAATTCTGGATTTGTATTTAAAGTAGCCCTCTGCTGCGGTAGACCCTTCGCATTCGTAAATGCGCTTGGCATCTTCAGGGCTTTTCAGGTAATCATCAGCGAAATCATCTTTGGTACGTTTGATGTTCCAAATCCATGTGGGAGCTTTTACTCGAAATGTTGACGTTTCCTTCTCTGCCTGCTGATAACGAATCATCATAAAATCGTTATCATCACGTTTATAGGATATCAGCATCGTTTTTCGGTTTCCGCCAAAACGTGTTTTCTGGGTTGACACAAGGGCCGTATAAAGTTTATCGGCTTTGCTTGGGTCAAATCCACCCACTTCATCGAAGATGGCCAATAAAATATTTAAGCCTTCGCCAGTATACTCTTCACTATCAAGCGAGTAAGCGGTGATGGCTTTTGGAAATTTAATCTCACGGGTTTGAATATCGCTTTTAAGGTCAAGCCCGTGTTCTTCAAACCAGTTCTTTTTGGTCTTGGGATTCCTGCAGACCCGAATCATGGCTGTGAGATTTTTAAAAAACACGTCCTTTGCAAGACGAGCGTTTAACGAAACATTAGCCAAGTCAATTGCTGACTCAGGGCTAGATTCTTCATTGTCGTTAATACCCAGCAACTTCTGAGGATTTCTCATACAAAGTAATTTGTACACACAGTAAAGAAATACTTTGCAGATAGTTCTATCTTTACCGCCCCCTTTTCCTACGAGCGCAATGCCCTCGCTATATGTAGCATCCCAGACCAAAGGGTCTGCGCCAAGTATGGCATCTACAAACTTTTGCTGTTCGGGGTAACATTTTTCGTGTAAAAACTTTTCAAAGAATTCTGCTGGACTTACTGGAATCTCTTCCCAGGTATCGTCTGTGCGCCGTAGCGACTTTCCAGCGGCAGAAGCTGCGTTTTTTATAAGGTCTAATTCATCTTTATTGGCTGGCATCAGTTAGCTCAGGTAACTGTAAATTTTCTAAATCATCGGCAATCCGATTCAATAAAACGCCATCTTGTATGTGCTTTTTTAGTATGTTATTTATTTGATTAACATAGAGAACAAATACATTATTGGTAATTTGCGTTTTTGGAGTATTGCGACTTTCAAGTTTCGCTTTAATTTCTAGCATCTTTGCGAGGGCATCCGTAAACTTTTTTAAATCGCTCGGATTTGGGAGTCTGTGTTGGTCATCGTTACAAACTTTCATATAGCGATAAAAAACTGACCGAAGCATCGTAATCTCATTATCGACGATTGCGATAGACAAGGGGTCTGATTCTACGACAGCACTGAGCCGTGTAAGAACAGCATTCTCATCAAATTCTGTTGGAGAAAATGTAACCCTAGGCCTACCGATATTCCTACCGCCGTGTTCACGGCAGCGTCCTGTGCCAACGTGGTCCGTATCTTCTCCAGCTGGATGAGTACAATATCCGTCTTTAAAGCGAAGTCTGGCATTACACGATTGGTCTGGCTCTTTTTTGACAGATAGCATTCTTCCTGCTGTATTGACATCTATCTTGATTTTAGGGGGTTTGGATGAGGTAGCCATAAGTTAATGTGTATTAAAAAGTTACGTTAAAATGTAGTAAAAAAGCAAAGAAAGAGCCTTCATCTATAGATGTACGAAAACGATTAAAAAACAAGGGCCTGATAAAATATTTATTCTTTATCTTTGTTTTTAATAGTTTTCGTGACCACTGAATTAAGCTGTACTCTCTTTTGAATAGCCTTAATAGCACGCATTTTAAGGTCGTGTACACCTTGCTGACTTATCTTAAGTTGTTCTGCTATTTGATGTTCCGTCAATGGGCCATCTTCTCCCAAACCAAAAGACATCCTTAGGACCTCTTGCTGACGTTGGGTTAGCTCCTCCATGGCCCCGTAAACTAGGTCCAAAGCGGCCATTTGGTGAGGGCTAAGGACAGCAGCAGCTGGATTGCTAAGGGCTACCATATGGTCTATTAATCCCTTCTCAAAAGAATTCAAGGACCTATAATTGCCTGCTTTGCGCTCTAGGGTGTTAAAATCCACGCTGTATATCTTAGACTTTCTTGCCATCTGTTGCCGAAGCTCCTTTAATCCAGGTATCCGTCTTGTGTTCTTCTTGCTTGTCCCAGCCATCTAAAATCCAAAGTTGAGAACAAAGAGAACAGATAACTAAAAAATGCTGCTCAGAAATGTTAATTCTCAAATCTAAAAGACGAGTATAAATTTCTTGAAGAATATACTCTCGACTAGCCTTTAAGCTAGTTGGTTGTACGGTCTGAAGTCGCTCAATGAATTTAGGAAAATACTCAGACTTTGTGGTTACAGTTGTACACATCATTTCGGCAGTACCCAAAGGACTCAAATGATAGCCACGCTTAAGCCAATTAATAAACTGGTAACATCCTATCTTTAGTAGGTCTTTTTCTAGAACCTGGTTACGGTAACGTTTTACATATTTTCCCTGGGTTCCGATAAGCCAGTTCCATCCAAAATCTTCCACGAGTTCATCAGTTGCTTCTTTACCGCTATTTTTAGAAGCATATTTTATGCCTCCAAATTGGAATTGGTCTTGCACTAAATCGATAAAAGTTTTTGTCATGTAATCCTCCTTAGGGATGTGGTTCGTTATCTTCCTCAATCTCATATGATGCACTATTTGGCATGGATGCTCCAAATCCTGCCACAGGTTCAATTTTTTTATTACGAACTTTAGCTATATTATCATTAAAATAAGCTGATTTCAAAATTACAAACCCGTCTTCTGTGAGAGACTTTTCATCAATAGCAGTAATGGCAGCAGTGATAACTAATTCTTTTACGTGTGCGCCTGAATACTTTTCTGTTTTCACAGCAATATCCTGAAGGTCTACGTTATCCAGTTTATAAGTACCCGTGAACAATTGCAACATATTCAAACGGCCTGTAACCGTTGGAAGGTCAATATCCAGAATTCGGTCAAATCGACCTGGGCGATTTCGTACTGCTTCTTCTACATCATCGACACAGTTTGTGGTAGCAATAACAATTATAAAATGATTTTCAATAAGGCCATCTAATTGATTCATCAATTCACCAAGAAGAGTAGCATTACCTACAGACCGTCGGTCTGCGCTGTATAAATCAATATCCTCAAGAAAAAGTATCGATGGCGATAATTCACGAGCCATATCGCAAACAGTTTTCACATGCTGACTGCGTTCTAAAAATCTGGGAGTAACCCACAAAAAAGTGCAGTCTGCAGAATTGCAAATAATTTTTCCAATCAGCGTTTTTCCAGTTCCTGGGGGACCTTTAAGAATTAAGCCACGTTTAAACTTAATATTATTTTTCCTGTAAAGGTCAATATTGCTAATCATCCCATCAACATTCATTTGAAGTTCGGCTTTTGTTTTAAGAGGAAGGACAATATCATCCCAAGTGTACTCGCTTTTTGGAATAAAAGTAAGACCTGCATCCACTTTTGCTTTCCGAAGATAATTATGTTCTTTTGCGTATACTTCCAGGTCTTTTAGAAAAGATTTAGCAAGACATTCGGATGTATCTTTGTAAAAGACCGTGGCCCACCAGCCATCGTGAGAATAACTGTTTTGAAATTCCAGAATGAACCGAGTATTTTCTTTTTCTAAAAAGAAACAACCTTCAGTGAAACAACTCTTAAAGACATTAGGAGCAATCTCGATGTCCTCTTTTTTTGGCGGTTGGAATCCCCCGCTACTGATACTTTTCTGAGCTATCACTTTGAATTGATTGGCAATAAGAAATGCATCTAAAGCTATCACGATGATGTTACGGAAATACTTTCCAATATACTCGTTATAGGCACGGAAAACAGAATCTGCAGGACAATCAAAAAATACTTGTGCTTCGTGAAGCATGTAATCAGTGTGCCAATTTCCAAGCCGAATAGCCTCAGATAGGCCCCGAATAGTTTCTTTTCGCATTTTTTTTCCTTCGAATAGAGAATTTTCGTAACAGCCAAGAGCGAATTTTATTATTATACTCCATCAACCTATCAATCGCCGTGAACTCAAAGCCAACTTCGTACATGAACATAATAATGATAAAAGTTTCTAATGTATGGTCAGAAAAGCAACGAAGCAAAACGCATACTCCAAGTAAATGCATCCATTTTAAGGAATCACGAACTAGCCGCTTAATAAGCTTTTGTAACTTGCCAACCCACTCTGCAATCATTGGGGATATCGGTATGAGAATCATTTTGGAAAAATTACTCTCTTTCTTCGTACTACAATTATCTTATCACCCCTAATGATATGATAAGCTGCCCCACCTCTCACTAAGACCCGTCCTAAAAACTTAGAGCCATCAATTACTTCCAATCCCTTAACAGGCAAAGCAATTCGTAGAATACTCTTTTTTCTCACTTCGTGACCTCAGGCCCCACCTTTTTGGCTTTTTCTGCGTCTCCAGTACCGAACTTCTGAATATGTTCTTTGTATTCTTCGGCCAGAAAATCTGTCAACTGCTTGAAGTTATGAAAGATTTTTCCACCGTTCTTGAAATTGTCACGCAACAGCGAAAGAATCCAATCGTTGAACTCTGTCACAGCTTGATAACTCACCGTGTAAATTGGAATGCCTTTTTGCCATGCTTCGACAATCTCATGGACAGTTCCACCATACTTCTTTGCAGGGTCATATAGAAGAATGAGAAACTTTGAACTGTTGACACACGTTAAATCTGAACGACGAATATCAGCCAGCACTCTGTCCCAGATTAGCCACTCACCGCCACGTTTTAAATTCTCAAGTTTCTTTTTCTGCTCTTCCATGGTCGTAGCTAGACTATGATTGCATTCTGACTTACATGGGTCCAAAACAATAAATCCGTCATCAGCCAAAGTTTTTGTTAACTTTTCACGCCAGCCAATACCACCGTCAGCTGCGTCCTGTATGCTTCCTACCAAATACGTACTGTATCTTAACATAGTTTCCTCCTTATGCCTTGTACAGTCTTCCATTTATAACGCATTTCCCCTTGATAATTCGGTGAATATGCGGGAAGAAACTGCCGTCAGGAAGATAGTCTATTTCGCAAAAAGCATGGTCCCAGGCATTTGGTTTGCCCCGTAACCACTCTGGATTAACGTCGCAAAGACAACCGATAGACGCAGACCAAAAAGACAACTCCCTAGCGGGTGTTGGCATGGTAAATACTTGAACTTGATGTGTGTGCCCATATAGAACGTTCTCGCAATATATACGAGCATGTTGCTGAGCATGGTGAGTGCCAAAGTAATAGCCATGGGTGTAGTTCAATTTGCCCAGTTTGATTTTGTCATTGTACTTAGTAACTGACAAAATCAAACT